AATGTTTCTACCTAAGTCAAAATATAACGGACCGTTATTTACTCCTGAAGGAGTTTATGTTTACGAAGACGGTACTCCATTCTCTGGAGCGTTTTTTGTTACGTATAAGAATGAAGCATACGAAGGGAAGTCACCAGCAGAAGCCGGCCGTAGAATTATACTAAAACTAACTTACTTAGCTAATCAAGCTATCGAAGATGCTTTAGAAGCAGAACAATTCTACCTACAGCCCACCCCTGCTGATTACGAAAGAGGGACAGTACTACGTTACTTTGCTGAAGATGTGAGAACATCTCAAATAAAGGAAGTGAGTAAGATAAGATATAAAGCAGCTTCAAAGCTACCAATTTATAAAGTAGTAGAAATCCAGTGGACTATTCAAGGACCAGTTGCTGATACGACGATTAATTCGTATCTTGTGATAGGAGCAGAGAATAAGAATAGGCAAGCTGTATTGGACGCTAAGTCAAAAATACAAAATATTGATCAAGTTCTTACTGACTTCGCTGAGTTTGTAAAGTAAAAAGGTTTTATGTTCTACATTGTAGAGTCTGAATCGCAGTTAGAGTATATCTGCGCTTTAGGAAGAAACGGTTGTTATGTTGAGGTAATCTCTGGGAACGATAATTTTCATCCAAAATTAACGTTTACCGTCGCTTTGTATATTCGTCCGCTACAGCATAAGGAAGGTTACATTATCCCGGTAAATCATACCGAAGGTCTTAATGTCGGAATAGAAAGGGTTGAATCGATTCTAAACTGCTACGACACCAAGTATGTCGTAAATAAGAAGGAGTTTATGTATCACTTTAAAACAAAGGGTCTCATTGACCTAGCGTTAGTTTATTCGTTAAAGAATTACGAAACCCTAAGCCTACCTAATCCTCCTAACGCAATAAACTGGTACTACAATAAACACAGAAGCAATCCAGTACTAAATAAGATTATCCCCATCTCAAAATTATTTGAGAAATGTGAGAGAAATTATCGAAGTATTGAAGACTTATTTGATCAAGTAGAAGAGATTACTAGTCAACAGGCTTGGAAGTTCTACAATGATGTAGCTACTGCTGTATACTACACTATGGAGCAGCCCGGACTTAAGATTAAGACTGAAGAGTTTGTGGAGTTATTTAAACCTAATACTCCTGAATACTCAATAGACGGAGATAAGGTATATACATCTTACAACCCTTACAACATCACCTCAAGACCAACTAACGCTTTCAACAGTGTTAACTTTGCAGCTATACCTAAGAAAGGTAATCACAGAGAAACAATTACTCCAGCTAACGACTACTTTGTAGAATTTGACTTTGATGGGTACCACATAAGATTATTATCTGAATTAGTAGGAGAACCTATCACAGGAATCTCAGCTCATACAGAATTAGCGAAGATGTACTTCGAAAAGGAAGGTATCACCGAAGAAGAGTATAACCAAGGTAAGCAGATTACTTTTCAGATAGTATATGGAAAGATCCCGGAAGAGTATAGCCATGTAGAGTTATTTAAAAAGATCGACGACTACATTAAAAACCTATGGAAAACATATAAGTCCCAAGGATATATCGAAGATCCGATCTCTAAGAGAAGGTTAACAAGTGAACTAAAGGAAATGCATCCTCAGAAACTTATGAACTATATGATGCAAAGCTTGGAGACCTCACGTAACATTCGTATATTGTATAAAGTATTAAAATACTTACAAGATAAGCATACATCTGTCACCCTATACACTTACGATGCTATCTTATTTGATTTTGATAAAAGAGACGGAAAACAGACGCTAGAGGATATTCAAAAAATATTATCCGAAAATAATAGTTACCCTGTTAAATTTAAAGCTAGTAAGAACTTAGTTCTATAAAAAATTGTTATATTTATAAAATGGACAACACAATCGTAACAACACCAAGATTTGACTACGACTTCGATACATTCGAGTCGATATCTGATATGAGCAATAAATTATTTTGTACATTTACTCCTGAAGAAGAACTAGACCAGACTCTAGAACTTATTCAAAGTAAGTACCAGATTATCTATAATAAGATATTCGTACTATACTCTAAGAGTAATAACGAGTATATCTGCACATATAACGTAGATTTTGGTAACGTATCTAATTTCTTAGATAACACCATCTTAGTGCACCGTAAAAAAGAGTCTAATACGCTGTACACTATCAACGCGCTTAACACTTTAATCAAAGAATTGAACGGAGGTAAAGCTGACCCAAGTTACAGAGTTAACTGGCCAGACTTCCGCAACTGTATCCTACTCACCAGAGGATCAGAACTAAAGCGCATCAACACAAAGCTTCATAAAATAATTGAGCTGTAAGTTGCTCCCACGCAATTTATTTCTTATATTAAGGTTATAATACAAAAAGTTTCACTTTAAAATTAGTTGTGAGTATGGATTTATCCGCTATTCGAGCAAAGCTGGACTCGATGAACAACACCAGCAACGATCGTCCAAAGATCGATTATGACAAGATCTTTTGGAAACCTTCAATCGGTACACAGCAGATCCGCATCGTGCCATCTGCGTACAATCCTGAATACCCTTTCAAGGAATTATTCTTCCACTACGGAGTAGGAAAGTATCCAATGATCGCTTTAACTAACTTTGGCGAACAAGACCCTGTTGTTGAGTTTGTTAATGAGTTGAAGAAGACATCAGACAAAGACAACTGGTCATTAGCCGGTAAATTGTCTCCTAAGATGCGTATCTTTGCTCCTGTAGTAGTACGTGGAGAAGAAGACAAGGGAGTTCGTCTATGGGGATTCGGTAAGAATGTCTACAAAACGTTAATGGCTTACGCTGCTGACGAAGAGATTGGAGACTTCACAGATGTAATGGGTGGACGTGATTTCACTGTAGAGATGGTACAAGGTAATCCTTATCCAGAAACTACTGTACGTCCTCGTATGAAAGAATCTCCATTAAGTGAGAACAACAGTCATGTAGAAGTTTGGTTAAAAGATCAGCCTAAAGCTGAAGAGTCTTTCACTAAGTATGACTTTGATTTCGTAAAACGTCAATTAACTAAGTACTTGGATCCTGATGCACCTGACGAGCAAGAAACTTCTCAAGTATCACCTGCTACTCAAGCAGCTCCTGCAGCAGTTCAAGCTCCGGCTAACAACTTTACTGTAGACACTGCTACGACAGGTAAGAAGGATACTGCAAGTAAGTTTGACGATCTATTCGGAGACGACGATCTACCATTTTAATTAAGGATACATGGCAAAAAAGAAAACAGGTGTAAGCGAAGCCGCCTCTGCGAAGATTAAGGCAGGCTTTGACTTGAATAGGTTTAAGAAAGGTAAGCGTCTTAATAATGCTTCTGTTAAGTTTAAGGAGCAGGGATGGATACCTTTATCGAAAGCTTTTCAAGATATCACTTCTATGCCAGGTATCCCTCACGGTCACATTACTCTACTCAGAGGTCACTCTGATACAGGTAAGACGACTGCGTTACTTGAAGCCGCTGTAAGTGCCCAGAAGATGGGTATCTTACCGGTCTTCATTATAACAGAGATGAAATGGTCATGGGAACATGCACGTGAAATGGGCCTTCAGTTCGATGAAGTAGTAGACGAAACAACAGGAGAAATCTTTGACTACGACGGATTCTTTATCTATACTGATAGAGCTCAAATGAACACCATTGAGGATGTAGCTGTATTTATGGCTGACTTGATGGACGAACAAGCTAAAGGTAACTTACCTTATGATATGTGTTTCTTCTGGGATAGTATTGGATCAGTTCCTTGTGAGTTATCTGTACGATCTAACAAGAACAACAATGAATGGAATGCCGGCGCAATGTCTACTCAATTCGGTAATAACTTAAACCAGAAGGTTTTGTTATCTCGAAAAGAAGGTATGCCGTACACAAACTCACTAGTTGCAATTAACAAGGTATGGACCATGAAACCAGAGAGTCCAATGGGAATGCCTAAGTTACAGAACAAAGGAGGTATGGCGATGTGGTACGATGCTACGTTAGTAGTGACGTTCGGTAATATTACAAACTCAGGTACATCTAAGATCAAAGCGATTAAAGATGGATTGCAAGTAGAATTTGCTAAGAGAGGTAATATTCAAATCGAAAAGAATCACATTAACGGTATTCAATCTCGAGGTAAAATCGTAATGACTCCACATGGATTTATTGCCGACGATAAGAAAGAGATTGATAGATACAAAAATGATCATAAAGACAGATGGTTAAGCTTGCTAGGCTCTGTAGACTTCGATTTAATTGAAGACCCAGACGTAGGCGAAGACATCCGCGAAATACCACCAGCAGCAAATGAGTAGTACAGACTATAAGAGTCTGCTAGGTAACATCCAGAAACAACCGCCTAGCGGTTATAATGATCACATTGTGATTGTTGATGCAATGAATACATTCATTCGTAGTTTCTCTATGCTTAGAGCAATGAACCCCGAAGGCCAACCTATTGGAGGGCTGGTAGGGTTCTTGCGAAGCATCGGATACCTAACCAGAACTATACAACCTACCCGATTAGTTTTAGTCTTTGACGGTAGAGCATCATCACAATCCAGAAAGAATGTAGATGCTAACTATAAAGCTCAGAGAGTTAATCAACGTATAACTAACTGGGAGATGTACGACGATAAAGAAGCAGAATATGCTTCTATGACTGCTCAAATGGACCGTTTGATTGAGTACCTTCACTGTTTACCGGTAACAATGATCTCTATTGATAAAGTAGAGGCAGACGATGTTATCGCTTACATTGCTCAGAAGAATGAAGATAGGGGGAGAAAATCCACCATAGTATCTTCTGATAAAGACTTCTTGCAAATTGTTACTGAAAACGTAAATGTGTATTCTCCTATCAAGAAGAAGTTTTACGATCCGTTTATGGTTAAGCAAGATATCGGAATGCTTCCAGAAAACTACTTAATCGCTAAGAGTTTATTAGGAGATAACTCAGACAACCTAACAGGTGTAAAAGGATTAGGACAGAAGACTTTAGTGAAAGAGTTTCCGTACCTAGTAGATCGCCCTGGAGTGACTCTAGATGATATCTACCAAACCTGTGAGGAGAGAATTGATGATAAGAAAGTATTTGCAAAAATCTTACAATATAAGCACCGAGTAGATACTAATCACGAATTAATGAATTTACAGGTGCCAGTGTTGTCTGATGACCAAAAAGTTCGTATATTGGAAGAGATGAGAGAGAAGCCAGGCATATTAAACCTGGGAGCCTTTCTTCATATGCTCGAACAAGATAAGATTGAAGGCATTACAAAGAATACAGAAGGTTGGTTAGAAAATTTTAGAGATTTAACAAAATTTAATTAAAGGTTATATGACGCATCAGAAGCTAAGTCAGTACGGTAAAGGATTCCAGATCAAGGTTATTGGCGCACTTCTTACAGAGAAGAAGTTTTTATTAGAAGTAAGGGACGTATTAAAAGTAGATTACTTCGATGCAGATGCACACAAATGGATCGTAGGAGAGATTGTTAAGTACTTTGATAAGTATAACACAGTACCTACAATGGAAGTTCTAAGAGTAGAGCTTACTAAGATTACTAATGATATTCTAGGAACAGCAGTAAAAGAGGAATTAAGGCACTCCTACACATCTACTAAGGATGATATGGAATACGTTACGTCTGAATTTGCTACGTTTTGTAAGAACCAGGAATTGAAAGAAGCTCTTTTAAACTCTGCTGAACTGCTTAACGACGGTGATTTTGACTCTATTCGAACTCGTATCGAGAGCGCTTTAAAAGCAGGTATGAATAAGGATATCGGTCACGATTATAACAAGGATATTGAAACTCGCTACCGTGAGGACTACCGACCTACTATCCCAACACCGTGGCCGGCCTTTAACGATAACTTCCAAGGAGGCTTCGGACCAGGGGATCTTGTGATCGTATTCGGAAACCCAGGCGGTGGTAAGTCCTGGACGATGGTAGCTATGGCAGCTCACGCTGTAAAGATGGGGTATAACGTAAACTACTACACTCTTGAATTAGGAGAGGATTATGTAGGTAAACGCTTTGACTGTTACTTCACAGGCTATTCTATTGAAGAAGTAAATAACCACCGTAAAGAGGTTGAAGAAATAGTAAACGGATTAGAAGGAAACTTGATTGTTAAAGAGTACCCACCTAAAGGAGCTTCGATGACGACTATTAAGTCTCACATACAGAGATGTATCGATATGGAACATAAACCAGATCTTATCATTATCGACTATGTAGATTACTTAAGACCTCCTAGCAAAGGACGCTTTGATGCTAAAGCAGAGATTGATGATCTATACGTAGCTACTAAAGGACTTGCTAAAGAGTTTAAGGTACCAATCCTAACACCTTCTCAGGTCAACCGAATGGGTGCCAAGGATGCAGTTATCGAAGGAGATAAAGCAGCAGGATCTTATGATAAGTTAATGGTGGCTGATGTAGCTATCTCTCTCTCAAGACAGAAAGAAGATAAGGTAAACGGAACAGGACGATTCCATATTATGAAGAACAGGTACGGTATGGATGGTATGAGTTACTCTGCTAAAGTAAATACCGATAACGGTCACATGGAGATACTAGGAGACTTAGATATGAACGACATACCATCTCCTGCCGAACCTACCTCAGTACCCGGCATCGACTCTGTAGACAGAAAACTACTCGCCAAGAAATTTTTTGAATTAACCAATCAGAAGTAGAAGTCTAGCCGTATTTATAACCACGGCCCTTGACAAATAATCGAGGGCTGTTTTTGTCTAACACATTACCAAATATATAATTATATGAGTATATTGCAAGAAAGAGTGGTTTACAAACCATTCGAGTATCCCGCCGCCCATGAATTCTGGTTAAAGCAACAACAAGCACATTGGATCCATACAGAGGTACCAATGGCCAACGATGTTACTGATTGGAAGTCAAATTTAAAGGATCATGAGAAAAATGTTGTAGGTGGGATCTTGAAAGGATTCGCTCAAACAGAAACAGTAGTAAACGATTACTGGACTGGTCTTGTAACAAAATGGTTCCGTAAGCCTGAGATCATTATGATGGCTACAACCTTCGGTGCTTTTGAAACAATCCACGCTGAAGCGTATTCATTATTGAATGAGCAATTAGGATTGGATAACTTTGCAGAGTTCTTAGAAGATGAGAGTACAGCTGCTAAGATTGAGAACCTAATGCAGGTAAGA